CTCTTCAGTGCCAAGCCAATACATTTTGCCAGGAAATCCTTTCTTATAGCGAACCCAGGGAAAGCCAGGTGAAGATTTGCGGTTGATAGGGCCTACAAATTCATCCCCTTCATATCCAGTGACAGCTTCCATGTTCGACAAAACTCGTGCATGTTCAGCTGCGATGTTCGAATTCACAATGCGTTCAACGTCGTTAATAGCGGCGGCAAGTTTCTTTTCATCAAGATAGGGTGGAATGTTTCCTGCCTTCTTGAGTCCTTGATACATTGGATCCACTACTATTCCTTCGACCCTCACCCATCCAAGTGCAGCAGGAGCTGTATTTGGTTCGGTAACAAGGCCATGGACAGTACTAGGTCGAAGCTTAGTGCTCTTGGCTGAGCCAATAGGAAATGCAGATTTGCCAGCAGGGACAAAATTTCCTTCGGGTAGCCGCACATTCTCTACTGGAGTAACTATATCTGTCAGATCAAGTTTGATTTGAGCACTAAGGCTAATCTCCTGTAAAGCTCGCGAAATGTCGGTGGCATTTAATGGGGTGGCAACACCAAGATTTCTAGTTCCTGCAACATGCATGCCGATGATTTTGCGTGCAAGGCCTGAACTAACTGCCATTAAAATAGAACCGCAATCACCATCTTTAGTCTCAAAGCCAGTGTATTCATAGCGGTCACGGATTTTGTATTGTTTGTCCGAATCCACATATGTGCGCTGGTCATCTCTTGCAAAAACTGCTCCGTAACGGGTTATTACAGTGTCGTCATAAGGTGTAATCAGACAAGCATGTGCCCGCTTAAAAGCAGTTAATTCGGAAGATGTTGCAACACTATTGAAGATAGTTGGGTGGTCGTGGATGGCGCGGGGAAATTCAACGAGTAATTGATCTTTCTCTTTACCACTTGCGTCCTTAACAGCAATAGTCTTGATTGACTCAATTGGCATTACGTGTCCATCTCGACATGTTTGACTCCAAATCCGAATCTTATCAGCGCGATCAATATATGGACGTAAATGAGCAGCTGTAATTGCTGTTCGTCCAATAATGAAACACATTTTCATGCGAGTTTGCCATCTGCCTTCTATTTCCAACTCAAGATTATATGTGTTGTTAATAATACGGCGTGACAATTGAAACGCATTGGGATCGGTTTGGAGCTGGGCTCGTGCGGTTTGTTCGTCAGAGACAGGATTGTAATCGTCATCTCCGTCATCATCAATTTCGACACGCAAACTTGATTTCTTCTTGGTTAGCTGATCTCCAGAAGAAGTGAGTTCCACTCGCAATGCTTCCTTCTTAGTGCTTTTAACATCTCCGGATGGACTAAGCTCCACATTTAGTGACTCTTTCTTCTTGGTTTTAGCGTCGCCAGATGAATTCAATTCGACGTTCAAAGTTGCCTCATGGTACTCAGCAGCAGAAACTTGCATAACAAACGGAACACGTTTAGTGTGAGTTCCATTATCCATAACAATTTCTTGAGTCTGAGCGTCATAATAAGACATGGTTGGGTTTGTTCTTGAGTCGCAACGAGCACACAATTGACCATAAGGAAGAGATTCTTCCACAGTTTTGATCACGTGACAATGCTCATAAACTTTACCGCACCACAAACAATTGTGTCGATGGTAAACTTTGGCACCCAGGGACAAGCCCAAATGATGATGATCCAATGGCGCTCCGGCAGCAATAATCTTGGTAGAACCAAAATAGGCACGAAGAGCCAAAAATAGGATCGGGAGTATGGCCAAACCAGTGGCAATCAATGGATGAGCTTCAACTAAAGCTTTCGCTTTTGCAAGCCATCCTCCAAATTTCTCTTTCCACTCAGTAGCTGCAGCGCAAAGGGTATTTAGGAGATTG